AAAAAAAAGTAGTATATTTGTAAGTTTAATTAAATGATATGGCAAGAATAAATAATATACCTCTTCCACCACAACGTCTTCCTTTTATTAATAAGACAGTAGAATGGCGTAAAGATAATATGGACCATGCTGATACACATTCTTTCTATCATAGTGAGAGTGTTAGACAGACTCTTAGAAATAAAATTATCAATCTAAATTTGTATAATGGAATTGTGGATGTAAGAGATTTATCTGCAGTTGTAAATCCATATAATATGGATGCAAATTTTGTGCCTGATAATATACCTCATCACCCTATAGTAGTTCCTAAAATAGATTTATTAGTAGGTGAGGAGACAAAGAGAAGATTTGACTGGAGNGTTATAGTAATCAATCCTGATGCTGTAAGTAAGAAAGAAGAAGGGAAGAAACAAGAACTTATGCGAAGGTTAACTGAGTATCTCCAATCCAACTATGAAGAGGAAGAGCTTAAGGCCAAAATGACAGAGTTAGAAAAATATATAAAGTATGACTGGCAGGACATTCGTGAAAAAATGGCCAACCAAATACTTAGACATTATTGGGCTGAACAAGAGTTCGATATGTTATTTAATAAAGGATTCAAGGATGCTTTATTAATGGCTGAAGAAATATATCAAGTAGATATAGTATCTGATGAGCCTAAGTTAGAAAAACTTAATCCATTGAAAGTATATTCAATTAGGTCTGGTAATTCAGATAGAATTGAAGATTCAAATTTAATTATATTAGAAGACCATTGGAGTCCTGGAAAAATTATAGATTATTACTATAATGAATTAAAACCTGCTGATATAGACTATATAAATGATTATAGTACTAAAACATCAAAAAGCAGTTATTCAGATGACTCTAATAATCATACACTATTAAGAGATGGGTTACCAAATGGTGGACTAGATTTTACTGGTGGTGGTATGGATACCTTCTTTAATATGGCTGAGATAAACGGTCATTACTTTAACTCAAATTATACAGATGAGAATGGTAACATTCGTGTATTACGTGTTTACTGGAAGTCACTTAAGAAAATTAAAAAGGTTAAGTACTATAGTGAATTAGGTGAGGAAGAGTATAAGATAATGTCTGAAGAGTATGTTGTAGATGAGGAAATGGGTGAAGAAGCCACTACTTATTGGGTTAATGAATGGTGGGAAGGAACTAAGATAGGTGAAGACATATATGTTAATATGCGACCTAGAAAGATTCAATTCAATTCGTTGAATAACCCATCTACAGGACACGCAGGAATTATTGGACAGGTATACAATACCAATCAAGGTAAAGCAGTATCTTTAATTGATAGATGTAAAAACTATCAATATATGTATGATGTTATTTGGGACAGATTGAATAAAGCTATTTCAACTAACTATGGTAAAATATTTGAACTAGATTTAGCTAAAGTACCAGAAAACTGGGAAATAGATAAATGGTTACACTTTGCAGTTGTTAATAAGATTGCTGTAGTTGACTCATTTAAAGAAGGAAACCACGGAGCATCTACTGGGAAACTAGCAGGGTCTATGCAACAAAGTAGTAAGGTAATGGATATGGAAACTGGTACTTATATCCAGCAACATGTACAGTTATTAGAGTTCATCAAGAATGAGATGGGNGAAATAGCTGGTGTTACTAAACAACGTGAGGGANCTATTCATCAAAATGAAACTGCATCTGGTGTAGAACGTTCAGTTAACCAATCATCACATATTACTGAGTTCTGGTTTGCAGGACATGAAAAAGTTAAACTAAGAGTTTTATCTGCGTTCTTACAAGCAGCTAAGGTAGCACTAAAAGGAAATAATAAGAAAGTACAATACATATTAGATGACCAAACTATTGAGGTTCTTAATATGGAAGGTGAAGAATTTAATGAGGCAGAATATGGTTTAGTAGCGACTAGTTCTTCTAAAGCTACAGAACTTGAACAAGCTCTTAAATCACATGCCCAAGCTTTCTTACAAAATGGTGGTAGTTTCTCTACTATTATGGATATTTACTTTAGCCCTAGTTTATCTGATATGAGGCGTAAGATTGAAATTGCAGAAGATGATATGCATCAACGTACTGCACAGTCTCAGGAACAACAGAATAAGATTGCACAACAAGCACAAGCAGATGCTATGGCTTTACAACAAGCTTTAATGGCTGCTGAGGAAGCTAGAAGTGTAAGAGAAGATAATACTAAACGTTACATTGCAGAATTACAAATTGCGGCAAAAGCTGCAGATAATGATGACAATGAAAATGAGATAGGTGATTCTATTGATAGAGAAAAATTAGCACTTGATAAAGAACAAATGCTATTAGATAATTTCAATAAGACTAGAGAACTTTCAAATGACATGATTAAACATAGTGACCAAATGGAAGTGGAATTAAAGAAAATCTCAGCAATGAGACAGAAAGCTACGGTAAAGAAATAGCTATTATAAAAATGGCAAAAGTTGATATTTTCACAAAAAAGTATTGACTTTTGTCATAAAATTTATTATATTTGTAAATTATTAAGGGAGAAACATTATGGAAGGAATACAAGAAGACTTTGGAATGTCTTTATTTGACAACCAAGATAATCTAGAAATTAACTATGCTGGTATACCAGAAGAATATCTAGATGAAGATTTTAACCCTGCAGATGGTAAGCCACCTGTAGATGATTCAGTAGAAGGTACTGAAGACAATATTAACACCAACGAGGATGAAAATCCAGAGGACGTAGTTGGAGATGAGGACCCAGAGGGCGATGAAGTATCAGATGATTCTTCTCCCAACCCTTATTCTTCCTTTGCATCTGTTCTAAGCCGCCAAGGCTTATTGCCCTCACTGGACCTCGAGAAAAATGAAATTAAGACTGAAGAGGATTTAGCTAAAGTTGTTAAAGAAGAAATTGACAATCAAACTAAAAATTTTATTGTTTCAAAATTAGGCCAGGAAGGTTATGAAGCATTAGAAAAAGGAGTAAGTCTAGCAGAGTATCAGCAACACCAAGATAATGTATTAACATTAGATGGTATTACTGATAGTACTATTGAAGAAGATATAGAATTAAGTAAAAAAATTATATACCAAGATTACCTAGCACAAGGTATGGATGAGAGTAGAGCTATGAGACTTTTAAAGAGGTCTATTGATGCTGGAGAGGATTCTATCATAGAAGATGCTAAAGAGTCGTTAGGAAGCCTTAAATTAACTGAGGCGAAGAGAATGCAATCATTAGTTGCTCAAAGAGAAGCAGATTTCAAAAGAATGGCTGATGAGCAAGAAAAAATAGATAATGATTTAAAAAATGCAATTTACAACACTGATGAATTTATAAAAGGTCAGAAAGTAAATAAAGCAACACAAGATAGAGTTTATCAAAGTATAACAAAAATTGTTGGCAAGAACGCAAATGGTGTTATGGAAAACCAACTAATGAAAGATAGGAGAGAAAATCCTATTGACTTTGATACTAAACTTTATTACCTATATGAAATAACAAAAGGATTTAAAGATTTTTCTTTGTTAGAAAACAAAACTAAGACTAAAGCATCTAATGAATTAGAACGGGCTTTAAAGGGAATGAAATTTGATAGTTCTGGAACAACACCAGCATATTTGTCAGACCCAAATAGTTATAGCGGAGGTGTAGGTTCAGAAATCGTACTTTAAAATAAAAGTAGATAAAATAAATAAAAATTAATTTAATTAACAAATTATGAGTTTAGGAAAGTTTGTAATGACCAAGGGGCAATCCTGGTCAGGTTTAACATTGAAAAACCACATTGGTGCTATTTTTGGTAGTCAACCTCAATTAGTATCTCCGCTTACAACTGTTCTTTTACAAAATTCTGGAATGAAAAACCTAGACACTACCCTCTCACTATTTCCTGAGAAAGTTCTAGAAACTTCCGATGATTTTGTGTGGAAAGTAGTAGGTAGTGATGAACGCAATATACCGTTAGTGGAGGCACGTGCTGCTGGGGCAACTGTATTATCTAGCGACACTGGTGTAGGAGCTGCGAGGGGAGTTATTGAACTTGTCTTCGGAGAAAAGTACTTTAGTCAAGTACATATAATTGCTGGTAATAGGCCAGATGACTATCAGTTCAGATTAATTTCTGGTGCTGAAGAAGAAAGTGGTAACTATGTTTATCAAGCAGAGGTGTTTGGAGGACAAGAGTCGTTGTTAGGAGTACCTGGTAGCGAGTTAGTTGCTGGGGTAAGATTCAGTATTGAGTCTGCCTACGTTGAAGATGAGTTATCAACTCGAGGTGCTGATATCCAGTTTACTTCTCCTTACTTAATGAGAAACTCTGTTTCTACATTGCGTATGGAACATAAAGTTTCTGGAGCTATGATTGACGTGAAAGTTAAACCTGTTTATTTCGCTGGTATTGAAACCCGTGACCCAAATTCAGGAAAAGTTCACAAGTCAGTAACATGGATGCAAGAAGTATATTGGCAGTTTGAAAAATCTCTTTCTAGAATTAAAGCAAGAACATTAATGTTTGGTAAAACAAACAGAGATGAAAATGGTAGATTCTTGAACAAAGGTGCTTCAAACATCGAGATTAAAGCTGGTTCTGGGATTAGAGAACAAATGGAAGTATCTAATACTACTATGTATAATAACTTCTCTATCAGAATGCTTGAAGATTTACTATCTGAATTAGTAGAAGGTAAATTAGACTTTAGTGAGCGTAAGTTCATGTTACGTACAGGTGAAAGAGGTGCTGCTCAATTTAGTAGGGCGGTAACAGCAGAAGCTTCAGGATGGATTAATATTGGATTTGATAATACAAATGCTAATGCCATCAATAAAACTTCTTCTAAATTCCATGAAAATTCTTATAAAGCAGGTTTCCAATTCACAGAATGGACTGCTCCAAATAATATTCATGTAATGCTTGAGGTAGACCCTATGTATGATGATAAAGTAAGAAACAAAATAGTTCACCCTGATGGTGGAGTAGCTGAGTCTTACCGTTATGACATCTTATATATTGGTTCTATGGAGGAGCCTAATATTCAGAAAATTAAAGTACGTGGTGACGATGAGTTACGTGGTTACTTAGCTGGTATTAGAGACCCATTCTCAGGACGTAGGGGTGGAGTAATGCAACATATGGAGGATTCTGCAACTATGAGTGCTATGTGTGGAACAGGTGCAATGGTAAAAGATTCTTCTAGAACTGCAACTTTAAAACCTGCAATATTAGCATAAGTCTAATAGGTTATAAATAAGTTTTTAGGGGGTGTAATAGCCCCCTTAATTTTACAATAAATTTAAAGGGAGATAAATTATGGAAACAAAGGAGAATACTTTCCAACTACCAAATGATATAGTAGTTGTTAAGTTCATTAAAAGAAAAAGGGGACTAGCAGCCAACGTGGAAGATAATCACGTTATATCTGGTGGAATGTTATCAGGAGCTAAAATTAAGTATTGTGCACCACTTGAAAGAAATGGGGCTATTGCAAATGTTTTAACTTCAGAAGAAAAGACTTATTTAGAAGAACAATTAGGTGGACAAAATTTGTCTGTCTATGGTCCATTCTGGAAAACTTTTTTTGTATCATTGTTTAAAGATGACGCTAATAATAGATTTGATTTAAGTAATCCATTAGATTACATTTCAGTGAAAGTATTAGAGGCTTGGAAGAATGAGATAGCACCAAATTGGAAAGCTAGAAATGATAGTACAACTTATAAATTCGTTATCACAAGAGAGGATGAAGAATTTAAAGAAGATAAAGCTAAATTAGATATTAAGAAAGTAGCTTGGAAGTTATATGGTAAAATTGAAGATGATAAAGAAAAACTTATCGGAATTCTTAAATTACTATCCAATCAACCAATTTCAAAAGATTCTAAATTAGATTGGATTCAAGGAAAAGTTGAGACTATATTAGATGCAAAACCATCTGCTTTCTTAGGTGTAGCAGAAGACCCATTATTAGAGGTTAAGATGCTTGTTAATAAAGGTGTAGATGCTGGACTTATTGAAGTAAGGGGTAATAAATATAAAACTGTTGATGGCTTAGACCTTTGTGATGCTGGACAAACTGCATCTTTTGATAATGCTGTAAAGTATTTAAGCAATCCTAAGAATCAAGAGATTAAATCTCTATTAGAAGCAAGAATAGATAACGCAGAATAATAATGACTGTAACAGAATTTAGTAACGAGTTTGATATTGCCTACAATAGTATAGCTACTAATACAGCTCCAAATATAGATTTATATGAGAAATCAGTATATCTTACGAAGGCTCAGTTAGAAATAGTTAAAAACTATTTTGACCCAAATGGGAACAAATATAAAACTGGTTTTGAGGGAAGCAGTAAAAGAAGAAATGATTTGAGTGAATTAATAAAACCTCATGTTTCAACTACGCAAGTTTCTTCTAGTGCTGGTCTCTCACCTAAATCTCAGTTTTTTACTATACCTGCTGACACTTTCTTAATAATACAAGAACAAGCAAAATTATCATCTAGTGATTCCTGTATAGATGGAACATACGTAGATGTAGTACCTAAGACTCATGATGAGTATAATACGCAGAGAAAGAATCCTTTTAGGTCCCCTGATAAAAATTTAGTTTGGAGAATAGACTTCTACAAACAAGGGGGAAATAGAAACGTTGAGTTAATTCCTGCACATACTGTGACTGAGTATAAGATGAGATATATCAAATATCCTTCTCCAATAGTACTTACCAATTTAGTAACAGCTTTTGCTGGTGAGGGATTAAGTATAGATGGGGTAACTACTAGCCAAACTTGT